TGGATAAGTTTTGGGATTTTCTAGCCAACCTTTGACCATCTCATCATCTTTAGAAAGACAATCATTTATGATTTTAGTTTCTTTGAGATGTTCGTGAAGTTCAGTTCCTTCTATCCAGCTGTCTACTTGTTTCGGGTGGAGATAGAGTTCTAGTTCTGTTGTTTTCATATTATTTTATCTATCAAACTCCCTACAATATATCCTAAGATTATACTTATGATTATTGTTAGGCTAGTTATCATCCAGTAAGACCTATGTTGTTTTTTCACTTTATCAATTCAATAAAGTAATTAATTCCTCTCGTCCACTTTTCCGGTTCCACTTGGTTATAGACGAGGGCAAGAACATAGATCGACTTTGTTTCTCTAAATTCCTTATAAGTTTTACTCTCTCCGAGGGTTTTAGCGACCCTGTAAATAGACTCCCTATGACTATCGAAATAACATGGCTTACCATTACAAATATACCCAAAAGCATTGTGATCGTAAATGTTACCACGAGTTTCAAACCTAGATTCAACACCTCCGATAGCCGGAAGAAGCCTAAAATCAAGCGAATATTTGTCAGAAGCCTCGATAAAATCCTTTGCGTTGTTTTTAAGAGGAGAATTATACCTCGCAAAAAATCTTTCAAGGGTCTTAATCCGGGGATCAGCTTGCGCCTCCACCTCTTGAACAATAACTGCCTTCGGTTTCTCTTTTTCATTCTCTCTATTAGGTGTGTGTAAGTTTCCATACAATAAAAGTGTTAGCAAGATTACAATATAGGCAGTTGCTAGTTTCATATTTCTATAGCAGTACTGCCTACGAATACATATTTTTTAGGTTTTGGTTTCTCCGGTTCTCGGACTAATATATAATTTACGCTTTTATCAGGATTGGATCTTTCTGCTATATCGTAATTCATTCTTTTAAGCTCCCAAATTCTGGTAGGCAATTGGATGATCCGAAGATCAACTCTCGCCTTGAAACTATTTATTCCGATGTCGCCGGCTTCTCTTAATGCTATAAGTATTTTTTGATGTTGTGTCATGTTCCAAAATTAGGACAATCTTTTCGGTGATATTTATTGGTAGTTCCGCAGTGTTCACACTGAGTAGTCAATTTCTCCTGAAAAGCATCTCTATCTATCATATCTTCTGAAAACTTACCATTGTCAGACTTTATCATTTCATCAGCACTTGCTATTCCTTCTATCAGACCATATCCGGCAAAGCCTAATGCTCGACCTACGGCGCTAGTCTCAGCAACCTCGTATGGGTTAGACTTCTCAATACTCTTTAATGGATTGGCGCTTGATATTCCAGAGAATGTTCCCTTTTTGGTTCTTACTAGAGCTTTTATAACAACAGGTTCATGAGTTAAAACTTCTGTAATTATTTCTTCTAAGCCATCTTCATGCGCAAGCTCTACCCTTCTTGCTACAGTCATATAATCTTTCCCATGTATTTGGATTATTCCCTTATTTGTCATTTTGTATAAATTCTTTTATTTTATCCCTACTCCATTTAAAGCCCCACCCCTTATAAAATCTTTCAACTGCTTCTTCTATATTGTCTGCTTTAAGTGAATAGGTATTATCGTTATAACTATTGGAAATAGCTGATTTTTCCTTAACTGTAAATTTAAAAGTTTTCATGTTATCTATCCGTTCCGCAATATGCGCAATTATCGCAATCGTGATTTCCTACTATATCATTACAAGTCTTACAAAATGGGCGATTATATATAACTCCCTCTTGATCTTCTCCCTTAAAGTATCTTATAAGCCATTGTTCAAGCTCCCTATTTTCTTGCTCAGATATTGCTATATTGTCCGAATAATAATAATCTTCTTGATAGTCGTTCATATTAAAATGGTAATTCCTCTATGATCGCGTCTTGACTTAAGAATATCTTGGTAAAAGTTCCTCTTTTAGTAGTTCCCATTCCGCTTTCAACTATTTGCTTTATAATAGTCTGTGCTTCTTTTTCATTCTCGGCTGAAAGTCCTACTGATATTGTCGCTTTAAATCTTTTCATAATTTAATATTACTACCAAGCGGTTGGTTTGTCAAGAGGCAAAATTAAGGCTGAATTGGAGAAGTTTCGGTTTTTTGCGCTTTTTCTTGACGCGCTTTTACACCTTTTAAGGAGATTTCTTTGAAATAGTCTTTCCCTTTCTTTTTAAGAGTTGCTTTTCCTCCTAGTGATCCGGCGGTTTTAACATCCATACTATAATTATATATATCAAGCTCTCGGTTGTCAATACTTCTTTCCGATGTTAGGAAAACGCATTGAGCCTTCTATTGGGTAATAGACTAAAGGTATTTTTTTACTAATCGGGTTTCTCTTCTCACGAGTGTCACCGAAATAGCGGGCTGGTTTAAATACAAACCATCTTTCCTTAGTTGAGGTAATCCGCTTTCGCCCTTGCTCCCTAGTACATTGTTTATAGTGGTATGTGTCCACTGCCGCTAGGGCTTGCCAGTTTGGTCGGCTCTTAATTTAGTTAGTTTTTTAAGTATATAAAAACGATCCGGGTGGGTGGAGTGTTGATCTAACATCTCAATTAGGCGGTCTAATTCTTCTTCTGTGAGTGTAATAGTATATTCTGGCATAAAAAAAGCTCCCCGCTGGTGGCAAGAGAGCCTGAGATATTATCTCAACCACCAGCTTGTTTGTCAATAATAAACCCTTTTTGAATAAATTGTCAAGAGTTATTTTGGGTTTTTATGGTTTTGATAGTAAATCCTATACCAATCTTTGTGTTTAATATAAGAAGCTTTTCTATAGCATTTATAGCAAGTATTTTTACACTTATAAAGCGTGATTTTATCAAACTTTCTATGACAAGTTATACATTCCTTTGATTTTAAATGTTGCCTAATATACATTCCTTTTCCTACCTTCTGATACATATAACATCGATCACACATTGGATTGCCTACATATTTATTAGATTTATAATATTTACTCTTTTTACAGATTTTACATTGTCTTTTAACGGCTTTTTGGAGTAGAATGTGACTCTGATTATGACATGAAGAACAAAGTGGGATTAAGTTAGACACAGTATCATTCTTATTATTTCCGTCTTTATGATGTAATGCTTTAGAAGAATTTTTAAAACACTTTTGACATAAATCTTTCCAAGCCATGTTATATTTGTTAATTCTAAAATGTATCCCAGTATTTTTATAATCTTTAACTATTTGATGAATCCTCTGTCTAGAAACCCCAAATTTTCGAGCAACAGACGCGTAAGTATGCAATATTTGTAATTCAGAAAATACTTCTTCTTTTGTCATTTATACTAATTATAGTATAAAAAAAATACATTTGTCTAGTAGTATACAAACACATTTTTATGTGTCCATAATGACTTATAGCATAAAATGTCAAGGATTAAAGAGCCTATTCTGATTGTAAGGTGTCCGGTGTGTGATAAGAACGAATGGGATCACTACGGAGGAAAACAATATCTTTGCTCAAACTGCGGATATAAGCTAGATATTTCAAGAAAAGATAATTTCCAACACCCCATATGAAATATGTCTTGATAAACGCGGATAACTTATTTTTGATTCAGCAGAATTTCCCCTGGCTTTCTGTATGGTTTGATAGAATAAGACTCGAAGATGATCTCATCCTAAAAGATAAAGCATTTATATTAGATAATGAGGATAGGAGTTTCTCAAGAACTGTATTAATGAGTAATATTTTAATTTAATGTCCACTTTATATATTAATCTTTCGGAGTTAGGCGATCTTCAGGAGGAAGTAATGAAGGTTATTGAGGAATGGGTTCATGTAAAAAAGACACCTGTACCATTAAAAGAAGTTATTGCGGAAATGGTAACTCAAGGAGTAAAAAAAGAAAGTACAATATACTCGCTTAAGATACTTATCCAAAAAGGATATATAAGAAGGGCTTATACGATAAGCAATAAGACTTATTTTGTGCAGCTCCGTACCCTATAAGACACTTAGAACGTTATGAAAGGAGGCAAAATGAAATCACAAGACATAGTTAAGAAATTCACCTTCTCAAGTGAGGAGAGGGATAAGTTAAGAGATTTAGAAGCCGGTATAACTATCTCAAGTGTTCAGATAGACGGGATGCAGATATATAGAAACGGAATCTTGGATATGGTATATAAAAGATTAGGAATAGACGGAGAACCGAAGAAAGGTTTTACTAAGAATATAAAATACAATCTAGGTGTAAATGAGATAATATATACGGAGTCTCTGGAGAAGGAAGAAAAGAAATGACTGCGGTTCAACAAATTCAACAACTTAAAAAAGAGAAGTTTATTGAAGCCTACAAAAAAACCAATGGCAATATAACTGACAGTGCTTCGATTGCTGAGATAGATAGAGGAACTTATTATAATTGGCTAAATGATGATAAAGACTTTGCTATGGCTATTCTTGATTCAGAAGCAGATCTAAATGATGAGATTAGACAAGTTCTTATTGCAAAAGCCGGAGAAGGCGACATGACAGCAGTTATATTTTATCTTAAAAACCGTCATCCGGACTTTAAGCAAAAAGAAGGAGGTAATACTTATCAATATAATGATTACAGAAGTATAGTAAGTAAATTAAATGGCGGATAGAGAATTTATAGAATCATATCTTAGAATTGTTAATAAGCAGGGAGAAGAAGTTCCTTTTGTTTTAAATAAGATACAGGATAAATATCTTGAAGAGGACTATACCGGACATGATTTCATTTTAAAAGCCCGCCAGCAGGGATTCTCTTCTCTTATACTAGCTTTATTCACTAAAGATTTTTTAGCAAAAGAAAACTCAAGAAGTGTAATAGTTGCAGATATTGCAGAAAACGCTACAGAGTTATTAGATAGGGTTAAGTTTTATATTCAATCATTTGAAGAAAAAGCTCAAACTAAAGTTCCTCTTAAATATAACTCAAAGTATGAATTATACAATGAAACTCTTAAATCAAGATATACCATAGGAACTGCTGACAATACGGATTTTGGAAGAAGTAAAACTATAACTAATCTTCATTTGTCAGAGGCGGCGTTTTATTTACATTTAGATAAGATAATAGCCGGCGCAGGACAAGCGGTTGTTGAAAATGGGAGGTTTATTATTGAAACTACTGCAAATGGATTTAATTTCGCAAGGGATCTCTGGTATGACTCAGAACTTGGTCAAACTACATTTAAACCATTATTTTATCCGGCGAGTGATTTTTATTCACCTGAATTTTTAGCAAGGAAGAAGTTAGAGCTTAAAGAAACATATTCTCAAGAATATCCTAATACTGCTGAAGATGCGTTCTTGGCTTCAGGAGACAGCTATTTCGATAAAGAAAGTTTGAGGTGGTATTTAGAAAATGCTAAGGCGATACAGACAATTTGAACAAGATGAGTTTATAGTAGCTTTTGCCGATACTTCAAGCGGTTTGGGTGATTATTGTGCTTGTCAATTTCTTTCTAAAACTAAAATTGATGTACCTCTTGTCTATCATTCAAAGACGATAGCAACTGATATGACAAATCAAATGCTTCCATTACTTGAGGAAATTTATGATGAAACGGGAGTAAAACCTGTAATAGCTTATGAGAGAAACAATGGCGGAGTTTTTGAAATGGAGAGATTAGCGCTTTTGAATAAAGAAGGCAAGTTTACAATTTTTATAATGCCTACATTTGGGAATGTTAGGAATCCTGATGCTACAAAGCTTGGGTGGGATACTAATACTGCTACAAGACCCAAGATGTTATCAGATTTAAAAGAAGCAATAGATAATAAATTGCTTAGAGTTTATGACAAACCAACGATTCAGGAAATGTATTCTTTTATAGTTTCTCAAACAACTACTACAAGGAAAGCTCAAGCGGAACAAGGAGCGCATGATGATTTAGTTATGGCATTAGCAGGTGCATGGCAACTCTATCAAGAATGTGATCCGACAATCAAAGTTAGTTATGATGATGATCCTGGCGGAGTTCAGCCATATATCGAAGGCATTGGATAAAATTTGCGTTAAACTAAAATACTAATATATTCTCTTAATATGGATATATCACCTGAAAACTTAGAGCTTCAAATGCTTCTTAATAATAAGGAAGCAGGGTTTAACTACCGTCAGAGGCGCGGGGAGGATTGGAGAGAGAATTACGAACTATATAGAGATAAAGTTACAATCAACCGACTCACGCAAAGACAGTCAGTTAATCTCCCCTTAATGAAAACTACACTTCGTACACTCCTTAAAGATGTTGATGATATGCCAGTTATTCAGTTTGAAAACCTAGACAATGACAAACAAGCCGAGGTATTTCAGAATGAGTACTGGAAGTGGACTCTAGACCAAAATAACGCCGAGATTCAAGACATAGTAGATAAGAAACAAGACTTCTTCTTCGGTAGATCATTTGATTCATGGCAGGTTGAGGATGGAAGGATAATATTTGATGTAGAAGATCCCGAAGATATGTTAATAGATAGGTTTATGAACCCCCACGACATAGACTCGGCACGCTTCCTAATCCATACGCATATTTTCAAACCTCTCTCAAGCCTTAAACGAAACCCCGACTACGATCAGAAAGAAGTTGCAAAGCTAGAGGAGTTCTTCAAATCACAACTAGGTATCATAAAAGCCAAAGACAACGAAAACTCCTTACAACTTAAGAATAAGAAAATGGCTGATATGGGAGTAACCGATACGGAAGATCCTGTTTTGGGTGAAACTTATGTCGAACTTACCATGCACTATGTATTCCGGGAGGGCGAAAAGGTAAACGGCAAGATAGTTCCGGATCAGATATTCGTATTTGTTGAGGCTGAGGATCAGACTATCTTAATGAAGAAACCTCAAGAGGAGATAATCGGCTCAACTTTCGATCATTATTGGAGAGATCACTTCAGATACAACACTTGGGGAGATGATATAGACAAGCAGGACTTCTGGACTGATGGGATAGCTGATATTGTTAGAGTACCTAACAAGGTGTTAAATTCATGGTTTAGTCAATTAGTTGAGAACAGAACACTTCGAAACTTCGGTATGCACTATTACGATTCCTCTATTAAAGCTGAGGGATTTTCCCCTTCAACATTTAATCCTGTTCCTTGGGGTTGGTATCCTATTCCCGGCAAACCCTCAGATGTTTTACAAAAGGTGGATATTCCTGATCTTTCAGAATCAATAGATGAGATGGATTATGTAGTTCAGATGGTTCAGAAGGCAACAGCCTCAACCGATACCCAACAGGGTATGCAGACTAAGGGTCAAACTACACTAGGCGAAGTACAGCTTGCTCAAGGTGAGGCAAAGGCAAGAACTCAGGGGATGAGTAAGTTTTATACTGATGCGTGGAAGCATAGGGCTACTAAGTTCTTAAAGTTGATTGAGGCGGCCTCCGATAAGTTAGATGCGGTCAAGATATATAAGGAAGGCAAGAACACAAGTGATATATACGAGAGAGAGATTTCCCCTTCCGATTGGATGACTAAGGCAGGTTATAGAGTAAAGGTATGGAGTCAGGATGAAAAGAAAGCCAACGATACCGATTCGCTTACTAAGCTTAATAATGTTATGATGAATATGCCCGATAATCCTAAGCTTAGGGAGATATTTCAGAGAAAACTTCTTGAGTTTGCGGATCTTAAGCCGGAGGAGATAACTCAAATTATGGACTATGAGAAGGAAAAAGTAATGATGGAAATACCGCCTATAATTCCGGGACAAGTGCCGGGACAAACTAACGGACAGCAACAGCCAT